CGCTGACTTTCGCGGATCCACATGATCGGCGACGGCGAAAAGGCACGTCGCGGCACGTTGCGCCCTTCGCGGATGGTGCGGCCCCAGCGTCGCCAGGTCCACGCCCCGGCTGTGGAGGGCACCCCGCCGCCGCGGGCCTACGTCGCGATCGCGGAGCGGTATGCGGCCGCGGTGACGGCCGGGACGATCACCGCTGGGCAGTGGGTCACGCTGGCGTGCGCCCGGCATGCGCGGGACAAGGCCCGGGCCTCCGCCGATCGGCGGTGTCCGTTCATCTGGAGTCCCTCGCACGCGCGCGCGGCGTGCGCCTTCCTCGAGCGGCTCCCTCACGTCGAGGGGGACTGGAGCTCCGCGACCCTGCGGCTCCAGCCGTGGCAATGCTTCCTGATCGCGAGTCTCTTTGGCTGGCGCCAGCGGGCGCAGCCGGAGCGGCGGCGGTTTACCACTGTCTATCTCGAGGTCGGGCGCAAGAACGCGAAGTCCACGATCATGGCTGGCATCGCGCTCTATCACTTGCTGCACGAACAAGAGCGGGGCGCGCAAGTCGTCTGTGGCGCGACGACGGGGTCGCAGGCGCGCATTGCGTTCGGGATTGCGCAACGGATGGTGCAGCGGTCGCCGGCGCTGCGTGAGGCCGGCCTGCAGGCGTTCGCGAACGCGATCATCACCGGCGACGGCACGATGAAGCCGGTCAATGCGAAAGCGTCGACCCAGGACGGGTTGAACCCGAGCTGCATCATTCTCGATGAGTCGCACGCGCAGACGTTCGCGCTGCATGACGTGCTCAAAAGTGCGCAAGGGGCGCGCCGCAATCCGCTCCTCCTGTGCCCGACGACGGCCGGGTACGATCTGCTCTCGGTCGGGTATGCGCTGCGAACCACGGTCACGAAGGTCCTGCAGCAGATCTTCGAGGCTGACCATGTGCTCGGGTTGATCTACACGATCGACGAGGGCGACGACTGGCGCGATCCGGCGGTGTGGCCGAAGGCCAACCCGATGCTCGGGATCACGCCGACGCGCGAGTGGGTGACGCAGTACTGCCTGGACGCGCAACAAACGCCTGGGCTCGAGGGCGAGTTTCGCGTCAAGGTGTGTTCGGAGTGGTTGCGGGCGGCGTCGGCCTGGTTGTCGATCACGCAGTGGGATGCATGCGCGGATCCGACGTTGCGACTCGAGCAGTTCGCCGGCCGGCGCTGCTGGATCGGCGGCGACCTCTCCCAGTCCGATGACATTGCGGCGCTGGCGCTGGTGTTCGAGCGCGGCGAGGAGCTCTGCGCGATCGTGCGAGGGTATCTTCCGCGGGACGTCGTCGAGGCGCGGGCGCGCACGGTGCCGGAGTATCGCGCCTGGGTCGCGCGCGGCGATCTCGTGCTGACCGACGGCAATTTCGTGGACGTGGGACAGATCGAGGCCGATCTGCGCGGCTGGTGCAAGACCTTCAACGTGCAGGCGATCCGGTGCGACCAATACGGATCGGCCGGCCTCGTGTCCAATCTCGAGCGGTCGGGGCACAAGGCGGCGATCCTCGACAAGAACAAAAAGAGCTTCACGCCGCCGTCGCGCGAGCTCGAGGCGCGCGTCAAGGGGCGCCGCTTCCGGCACGACGGATCGTCGTTTCTGCGGTGGCAGGCCGGCAACGTGGTCGTGTCGCGTGGGGTCGACGACAGCCTGTTGCCGAAGAAGGATCACCCGGAGTCGCCCAACAAGATCGACGCGATCGAGGCCATCCTGCTCGCGCTCTCGGCCTGGATCACGCCGCCCGAGGTGACGCCGTCCTATCGGATTTACACGGTGTCGCCGTAGGGCTATGGCAGAATATCCGCCATCCGTGAAACCGCCTGGTCGGCCTCGTGTCGATCCGCAGGATGCCAGCGTGCAGGTGTGCGTGACGATGTCCGCACGCCAATATGACGCGCTCGCCACGGCCGCCCGCCGCACCGATCGCTCGGTGCCCGAAGTGATCCGCCAACACCTCCATCGCCCGCGGCCCGTCCCCGGGCGGGACGATCCCGCCCGCTAGGCCCCCCATTTACATATAAAAATCTCGGACGCGCCGGACCTGGGCGATCCTCCAGGGGCCAATGTTGAACCGGGCGTACTCCCTGCTCGATATCCGGTCGGTCGATGCGCAGGCGCGGCGGATTCGCGGGATCGCCACGACGCCGACGCCGGATCGCCTTGGCGATGTCATCGATCCGCTCGGCGCGGCCTACGCCGCCGAGATCCCACTGCTGCTGCACCATCGCCGGGAAACCCCCGTCGGGACGGCGCGCCTGGGCCGAGCGACGAAGGACGGGATTCTCTTCGAGGCCGACATCCCGCTCGTGACGGAACCGGGCCCGGTCAAGGACGAAACGGACCGCGCCTGGCAGTCGATCGTGCACAAGCTGATTCGTGCGGTCTCGATCGGGTTTCGGCCCGGGTCGATCGACGCGATCGAACGGACGTCGACCGGCGGGCTGCATTTTCGCAAGACCGAGATCCTCGAGCTCTCGCTCGTGACGATCCCGGCGAATCAAGAGGCGACAATCGCGCTCGCCAAATCGCTCGACCAGGCCGCGATGGGCCAGACCTCGCCCGGCGCTACGGGCTCCGTAACAGCCGTCGCGCGTCGGAAGGACGCGCCCCCCATGACCATCGCTGAACAAATCACGCAGTGGAGCAATACGCGCGCCCCGAAGGCCGATCGCATGGCCGGCCTGATGACTGCCGCCGCCGATACCGGCGTCACCCTCGACGGCGCGCAAGCCGACGAGTACGAGGGGCTCAAGACCGAAGTGCGCAGCATCGACGAGCACCTGGCGCGGCTTCGGGAGATGGAAACGCTGAACGTCGCGGCGGCCGCCCCGGTCGTCGCGAGGCCGGCGCGCGAGCTGCCGGCCGCCCCAGCCGTGCCCGCGGGCCGCTTGCCCGTGATTCAGGTCAAATCGCAGCTCCCGCAGGGCACGCAGTTCGTGCGCGCGGCCTGTGCGGTGCTCGTGTGCCGGGGCAATTTCGACGCCGCGGCCAACTACGCCCACTCGCGGTGGAACGATACGACCCCAGAAGTCGAGACCTATCTGCGCGCCGCGGTTGCCGCCGGCAACACGACCGACGCCGCCTGGGCCGGCCCGCTCGTGAATCAATCGATCGCGAGTGACTTCATCGCGCTGCTGCGGCCGGCGACGATTCTCGGCAAGATCCCGAACCTGCGCACCGTCCCGTTCAACACGAAGGTGCCCTCGCAGACCGCGGGCGGCACCTATGGGTGGGTCGGCGAGGCGAAGCCGAAGCCGGTGACGAAGCTCGCGTTTGCGGCGGTCTCGCTCGATGTCGCGAAGGCTGCGGGCATCATCGTCCTGACCGAGGAGCTCGTGCGGCTCTCGAGTCCGTCGGCCGAGGCGCTCGTGCGCGCCGACATGGTCGCGGGCATTGCCCAGTTCCTGGACACGCAGTTCATCGATCCGGCCGTCGCGGCGGTCGCCGGGGTCAATCCGGCCTCGATCACCAACGGGGCACCGACGCAAGCCGCGACCGCGAACCCGCTGGCGGATCTGCTCGCGTTGATCTCGCACTTTTCGAGCAACAACATCCCGGTCGGCGGCCTCTCGATCATCATGTCGCCCTCGAACGCGCTGGCGTGGTCGTTCTATACGCACGGCAGCGGTAGCGATCGCCTCTTTCCCAGTCTCACGATGGAAGGCGGCAGCGTGCAGGGCATCAACGTGGTCACGTCGCAAGCCGCCGGCACGAACGTCATCGCGCTGCAACCGGACCTGGTCCTGTACGCCGACGACGGGGGCGTGACGATCGACGCCTCCCGCGAAGCGTCGCTGCAGATGGACTCGGCGCCGATGTCGCCGACCGATGCGACCACGGTGTTCGTCTCGCTCTGGCAGAACAACCTGGTCGGGCTGCGCGCCGAGCGGTTCATCAACTGGAAGCGGTCGATGACCAACGCGGTGAAGTACCTGACGGCGGCGGCCTATCCGGCCCCGACCGAAGTCCTCACCCCCGCCGGCAAGTCGGGCCGTGCAGATCTTCGGCCTTGAAATCGCCTGGCGCGGACGCGCGACCGGCGGGGTCCGTACGACCTCGTCGGCCGCGCTCTCGCCGATCGGGGGCCGGCGCGGCTGGATCCCGATCGTCCGCGAACCCTTCACGGGCGCGTGGCAACAGAACCAGGAGATCGCCGTCAGTGATGTGCTGGCCTACGGGCCCGTCTTCGCCTGCGTGACGCTGATCGCGCAGACGATTGCGAAACTCGGGTTCCGCCTGATGCGCCAGGATGGCGGGATCTGGACGGAGACCGCGAACCCGGCCTTTTCGCCCGTCATGCGGAAACCCAACCGCTATCAGACGTGGATCAAGTTCGTCGAGCAATGGATTACGCAAAAGTTGATCTGGGGCAATGCCTATGTGCTGAAGGAGCGCGACGCGCGCGGCGTCGTCGTGGCGCTGTATGTCCTGAACGCGCAACGGGTCGAGCCCCTCACGGCCCCGGACGGCGCGGTCTACTACGCGCTCGACGTCGACCTGCTCGCCGAGATTCCGCTCAGTAGGGTCGTTCCGGCCGCGGAGATCATCCACGACCCGATGGTCTGCCTGTATCACCCGCTGTGCGGCGTCTCGCCGATCTACGCCTGCGGGGTGTCCGCGATGCAGGGCCTCGCGATCGCGCAGAACTCGACGGCGTTTTTCACCAACGGCAGCCAACCGCCCGGCGTGATCACGGTGCCGGGCTCGATTACCCAGGAAGACGCCGACGCCGTGCAAGCGGCCTGGAGTGCGCGCAAGGCCGGGCACATCGCGATTCTGCAGTCAGGGATGAAGTACGACCCCCTCGCGATGAATGCCGTCGACGCGGAGCTGATCAAACAGCTCCAGTGGACCGGCGAGGACATCGCCCGATGCTTTCATGTGCCCGGGTTCATGATCGAAATCGGCTCGACGCCGCCCTACGGCAACTACGCGCCGCTCGTGCAGATGTTCTATGCCGACGCGCTGCAGCCCTTGATGGAGAACTTCCAGGCGAGCTACGAGGACGGCGTCGGGCTCACGACGCCGATCAACGGGACACAGTACGGTGTCGAATTCGATGTCGACGATCTGCTCTGGATGGATCACGAGACGCGGGCCAAGGTGGCCGGCGAAGCCATTCAGCGGGGCGCGCTGAGTCCGAACGAAGCCCGCCGCGACTATTTCGGCAAGGGGCCCGTGGCCGGCGGCGAGACGCCGTATCTGCAGGAGCAGAACTGGCCGCTCCAGCTCCTGGCCGAGCGCCCGGCGCCGGGCCGGCCCCCGACGCCGCCGGCGGCGCTGCCGCCGGTCGAGCACCCGCCGCCGGTGACGAAAGAGCTGGACCCGGCGAGCTTGCGCGCGCACCTCGAGGCCGCCCTGGGCTTGGCCGCATGACCGAGCAGGACGTGCCCATCGTGGCCGACATCATCCGGCGCGCGGTCGAGGCTGCCGTGCACGCCGAACGGCGGGATCGCGAGCTCGCCCTGGAGCGGGCGCTGCGGCCGCTGGGCGAGCGTCTGGCGGCCGTGGAAGCGCGCCCTGCGGTCCCTGGCCCTCCCGGCGAAAACGGGGCGCCGGGACCGCCTGGGGCGCCCGGCCGGGACGGTCTGGACGGGAAAGCCGGCCTGACCTACTGCGGCGTCTACGTCGATGGCCGATCGTATGACCGCGGCGACGGCGTCACGTATGCCGGCTCGTTCTGGCACTGCAACGCGGACGGCACCCGCACGAAGCCCGGCGACGGCTCGCCCGATTGGACCCTCACGGTGAAACGGGGCCGCGACGGGAAGGACGGGCGCCCATGAGTACGCTCGTGACACTCGACGAGGGGAAGGGCCATCTGCGGCTGCCGGCGAGTGATACGGCGCAGGATGCGGACGTGACGGCGAAGCTCGACGCCGCCGAGGCGATCATCCTGGACTACCTGAACCTCACGCCCGACATGCGGACGATTACGGCCGCGTGGACGGCGGGCACGGTGCCGCTGCCGGCGAAGCAGGCGATCCTGCTCGAGCTCGGCGAGCTCTGGCGGTTTCGTGGGGACGATGAGACCGCGCCGGTACGGTGGACGCCGGACAGCGCGGCCGGCGACGTGGATCTCTCTCCCCCCATCCAGGGCTTGTTGCGGCGTATCCAGCCCAAGGTGCTCGCCTGATGCCTGGCCGCTATCGATCGGCCGGGCAGCGGGATCGCCTGATCACGATCGAACAGGTGACCGAGACGCTCGGGCCGAGCTCGTTTCCCGTGGAGGGCTGGTCGCCGCTCGTCACGGGCCTGCTGGCCGCGCGCGAGGCCGAGGGTGGCGACGAGATCTTCGCCGCGGATCAAGTGTCCGGCGCAGAACGGGTGCGCTGGACGATCCCGTATCGCGCCGACTGCGACCCCGAACTGGTCGCCGTCGTCAAGACCCGTCGCATTGTCGCCGAGGGACGCATCTACGACATCACGGCGGGCGAGCCCATCGGGTACAAGGCCGCGATCGCGCTCCAGACGCGCGCCAAGGTCGGATGATGACGATTAGCGATGCGCTCTGCCAACGGTTGCGCGGCGATGCCGGCGTGTCGGCGTTCGTGGGGACGCGCGTCTATCAGTTGAAACTGCCGCAGCAACCGACGCTGCCGGCGCTGCGCGTGCAATTGGTCTCGGAGCCGACCACCTATCACCTACGCGGCCCGGTCAACGCCTGGCAGGCGCTGGTGCAGGTCGACGCCTACGCCAGCGAATTCGATCCGGCGTTCCCCGATCCGTACGACCAGGTCGAACGCCTCGCCACCGCCGTCGAACAGGCGCTCAGCGGCGTGCTCGCGACCGTCGGCCCGATCGCGATCATCGGCTGTTTCCGCATCTCGCGCGCGCCGCTCTACGAGCCCGGCGAACTGCGCCTGGCGCGCATCCTCCAGGAATACCGCTGCACCTATCACGATGCCACGGTGGCCGTGAGTAAGACCCGACGAACAGAAGACCTGAAGACTCAGAAGGAGCAGAGACCCCATGGCTGATGTCACCGGCACGTTTTACGCCAACGAGAGCGGGATCGGGTACGGCACGGAGCTCGGCGTCGGCCAGGGCGATGGCTCGCCCGAGACCTTCGTCAGCATCCCGGTGATGATGAAGATCACGCCGGGCGATCTGACCACGGGCGTGGTCGATGCGACGCATCTGCGCAGCCCGGGCCGGCACCGCGAAAAGAAGGGCACGATCCGCGATTCCGGCGCGATCGTGTGCGAGGGGTTCTATGTCCCCGGCCACGGTGCGCACAATATGGCCGGCGGCGACGGCTTCGACGCGGACCACAACCTGATCGTGCTCTGGCAGCGGGTGGCCGAGAACAATTTCCGCATCACGATGCCGGACGACTTCGACAACCTGACGCTCGAGCTCCGCGGCGTGATCACCAAGTACCAAGTCGGCGAGATGAGCACGGAGAACATCGTGCCCTTCACGCTCGAGATCACGCCGCTGCAGGACTACTTCACCGGGCCGCCGCCAACGGTGGTCGCGACGGGCGCCACGGCGGGGTCGCCGGGCACGTTCACGCCGAGCGGCGCGGGCGCCCCCGCGAATCTCGCGGCGATGTCCGGCATCGTCGCCACGCCGTCGACGGCCTGGACGACCGGCCAGTCCGTGGTGCTGGGGGACGCCTCGCACTGTCACTGGAACGCCACGGCCTGGGTGACGGGCCTCGCCTAACGGAGTGATCCCCGATGGCGAACCCGGAACGGGGCGAGGTGGACCTCGTGACCCCGACGACGACCTATACCCTCTTTCTGTCGACGAATGCCCTGTGCGCGATGGAGAAGCGCATGGGGAAATCGTACGGGCAGATCCTGAACGCGATCGTCGGCCTGGACCTGACGGCGTTGCGCGCGATGGCGCACGCCGTCCTCCAGACCCATCACGCCAAAGAGTTTCCGAACGAGGAAGCGGTCGGCCGGCTGATCGATGTCGTGAAGATGAAGACCGTCAAGGACGCGATGGTCGAGCTCTTCACGCTGAACACGCCGCCCGATCCGCCGCCGACGGGCAGCGGTAGCGCAAACCCTCCCGCGGCCGGCGCCGCTGGGATTGGGGACAGCTCTACGTCGACTGTCGCGGGCTCGGACTAACGCCCGCGCAGTTCTGGGCGCTGTCGCTCAAGGAGCTGTGGCTGGAACGGCGTGTGGCGCAGCAGCGGTTTCGGACCGAGCACGATCGCGACGTGGTGCTGGCGTGGCACATCATGTACATCAAGGTGAAGACGCAGAACGACAAACGGATGCCGAGCCTCAAGCGCCTGCTCGCGCCCCAGGAGGGCCCCCGGGCGCAGAAGGCCGCGCTGTATCAGCTCAGCGCGCAGCTCGGCGTGCCGGTCGTGAGGCAGCCCCGTGGGTAGCGCCACGGTCACCGGCCTGCGCGAGCTCCAGGCGGCGATCCAGAAACTGCCCGACGCGGTGACGGCCGCGCTGAAAGCCGAGGCGCGCGCGTCGGCCGATCGGATTGCGGCGCACGCGGCCGCCCTCCTGCGCGCGCAGACGCACGGCACCGGCCGGACGGCCGCCGCGATCCGCGTGCTCGAGGAGGGCGCCGACAAACAATTCGTGGTGAATTCGCCGGGCACGGCCGACAAACCCGCCAACCTGCCGATCTGGCTCGAATACGGGACGCGGTTTATGACGGCGAAGCCGCACATGCGCCCGGCCGCCGATGCCGAATCCGCGGCGTACAAACAGCACATGGCCGCCGCGGCCGAACGCGCCGCGCAGAAGGTGCTGGGCTAGATGTCGGTCAACATCGTCGTCAAGTGGGCGGATGACACCAAGCAGCTCGCCGCCAACCTGAAAGAGGGCACCGACGCGATCACCGCCACCAAGGCGAGTGTCGACAAACTGGTGCAGTCGCTCGGCGGCGACAAGCTGATCACGGCGGCGCATCGCATGGTGGCCGCGATCGGCGAGGTCGGCGGCGCCGAAAAACTCACCAACGCCGAACGCGAACGCACCAACGCGCTGCTCGATAAAGCGATCCAGAAATACACGGCGCTCGGGAAAGAGGCGCCCGCGGCGATGCGCGCGCTGGAGCTCGAGACGCGGAAGGTCCAGGACGCGACCAAGGCGGCCGTCGCCCCGACCGAGGCCTGGGGCTCGGCGCTGAGCACCGTCAAGACCGTCATGGGCAGCCTCGGCGTGGGCCTCGGGGTCGGGGCCCTGGTGGGCGCGACCAAGAGCCTGCTGATGTCGGCGCTCGACACCGCGAGCGCGATCACGGATCTCGCGAACAAGACTGGCCTCTCGACCGAGACGATCCAACGGATGCAGTTTGTCGCGAAGCAGACCGGCACCGACATGTCGGTGTTCGCGGATGCCGCGTTCAAGCTGGGCGTGAACATTCAGGACGGCACCGCGAAAGCCCGCGCGGCGGCGGAGGGACTCGGCCTCGACTGGCAGGCGTTGCGCGCGGCCGCGCCCGATCAGCAATTCGACCTGGTCGTCCAGGCGCTCGAGGCGATGGAGGATCCGCAGAAACGCAACGCCGCGGCCGTCGCGCTGTTCGGGAAAACCGCGAAGGAGATTCTGCCGGCCATCGCCGACGGCTACACCAAGGTCGCAAAAGACGCGACGGTCGCCGGCGACGCGCAGGTGAGGGCGAGCGACGCGGCCCGCGATGCGATCGACCGGTGGGAGACGCGCACGACCGCGGCGATGATCAATGCGATCGGGTCGCGCTTCCAGCTGGCCGAGGCCACCAAGACCCTCACCGCGGACGAGAAGGCGTTCGTCTCGCAAACGTTGGAATCAAAAACCTCGTTCGAGGACTACGTGGCCGCCCTGAACCGGTTTGCCGCGGCGAAACAGCGGACCGACATCGTGCTGAAGCCGGACAAGCCCGCCGGCGCGTCAAGTTTCACCGCGTCCCTGAGCGAGGCCGAGGCCGGCTATCGCGCGCTGACGAAGGCCCAGCAAGACGAGCTCGCCGCCGCGCTGCAACTGCACAAGAGCGACGACGACATCATCAACAGCCTCAACGTCACGGCCGACGTCCTGGTCGTCGCCAAGAAACGGTTCGAGGAGCACACCGCGGCGGTCCGGAAGTCCGAGACGGCGCACGAGGACTGGCTGAAGGCCGTCGCCGAGGTCAATTCCGCCGGACAGGATTTCCACAAGACGCTCGAGGGGATCGACGGCGCCGTCGTCGAGCAGGCCGAGCATCTGTTGCGGGCCGGCGTCTCGGCGCAGACGGTGGCGAAGTACTACGGCCTGACCGAGACCCAGGTCGCGGCGCTGACCGCCGACATCAAGGCGGAAACCGAGGCGACCAGGAATCTCACCGAGATCCGGGAGAAGTGGGAAGCGGGCACGCTGACGTTGAACGAGGCGATGCTCAAAAGCAACAGCACCGAACTCATCGCCATTAAGCAAAAACTCGAGCTATGGGCGGCGATGAAGATGGTCGAGCAGAGTATCCCGCCCACGGTGGCGGGGTTCTACGGCACGGCCGGCGCGCTCGAGAACGTCGGGATCAAGTCGACGGAGATCAGCGACCTCCTGGTGCAGCTCGGCCAGCACACGAAAAGCCTGGGGGAAGTGTTCCACGACACGTTCGCCGCGCTGCCGTCGATCATGGAACAAGCGTTCGAGGGCGGCGGCGGAGCCGAGGGCGCCGCCAAGGCGCTCGGCGCCCGCCTGGCCGACGACCTGATCAAGAGCTACACCGATGGGCTGAAGAAGGCCGGCAAACCACTGACGTCGAAGCAAGGGACCGCGATCGACATCGGTAGCGCGGGTGCCGGCGCCCTCGGTGGCGCGGTCGGCGGCGCGGGGGGCGCGCTGGTCGGCGGCCTGGCGGCCAGCGTCGGCGGAACGGCGCTGACAGCCGCCCTGCCGGGACTCGCGAGCACGGTGGGCGGGGCCGTCGCGCTCGGCGCGGCCACGGCGGGGATCGGCGCGGCCGCGGTCGGCGCGTTCGCGCTCATCAAACATTTGACGACGGTCAGCCAGAAGGAAAAGGACGCGCGCGCCGAATTCGCCAAGCTGCAGGATCAGTACGGATCGCTGCCAGCGACGATCGACGCCGTCGGGAAGGCCTACGTCCTGATGGGCCACACCGGCACCGACGCGCAGGCGGCGCTGCAGCGCGCCCTCGACGCCACGCACGTGAGCGCCCAGGCGGAGGCGGCCGCCCTGGCGCCGATTAATGCGATCCTCGCCGCCGCGGAGAAAAAATCGCAGGACGTGCGCGACGCCGTTGACCAACTCACGCGGGTCGGCCAGCAGTTCGGCGGCACGGTCCCCGACGCCTTCAAGGGCGCCGTCAACCAGCTCATCGCCATGAATGGGGTGACCGAGGACGAGCGCACGGCGCTGCTCGCTCTCACCCAAGACGTCAAGCCGAATTTCCAGCAACTCACCGAAATGGCGAAGGGCTACGGCGTCACCCTCGAGGCGCTCGGCCCGAAGTTTGAGCAGGCGAATATCGAAGACCGCGCGAAACACATCTTTGACGACTTCACGGCGTTGACGAACGCCGGCGGCGACGCCGGCGGCATTCTCAACGGGATGTCGGATGAGATCAGCCAGTTGGTCAATGACTCGAAAAAGTTCGGCACCAAGATTCCCGAGAACATGAAGCCGCTGCTCGATGTCCTGATTCAGGCCGGCGAGCTGACCGACGACACCGGCGCGAAGATCGAAGACATGAGCGGGATCTCGTTCGAGGATACGCCGCTCGACGACAGCATCAAAAGCCTGGCCGACGCCATCGACAAACTGACCGCCGCGCTCAATGGCTCGGTCGACAGTGCCACGGATCTCGCGAAGGTGAAAGTGCCGCCGGTCCATGTGCCGGTCCAGTTCGATCCCGTGCCGCGGTCGGGCGACGAGAACCCGCCGGCGTTTGCGCACGGCAGCGGCGGATTCCAGGACTTCGGCACCGGCACCCTCGCCGTGCTGCATGGCCGCGAAGCGGTGATCACGGAAGGGCAGGCGATCCGCGGCGACACGACCATCCGCACGACACCGGAGACGCGCTACGCGGGCGCGAGCGAGGTGCACGTCTCGTTCGCGATCTCGACGATCGACGCCTCGGATTTTCAAACCGTCGTCGAACAGAAAGTCTTTCCCGCGCTCGTCAATCAACTGCGCCGCGGCCGCGGCCTGACGCCGATGCAGGACGTCCTCGGGATTCGCTGACAGGAGGCCTGGTGATGTGGCTGTTTGGTGACTCGTTCGATCACTACACGGACCTGACGACGAAGTACAACAGCGTCGGCGCCGATGGCCAGGCGATCGCGGCGGGCAGCGGGCGGTATGGCACGAGCGCGGTGTGCTTTACCAACGGCAACGGCCGCGTGTTCAAAGGCGTGGCCCCCGGCAGCGCGACCGCGGGCGCCTTTCTCACCATGGCGCAACAGTTCGTGCCGCACCTGTCCGGGAATATCGGATGTGCGAATCTTCGGGACGGCGCCACGGGAAACGGCCACGTCGTGTTCGCGCGCAACGACGACGGATCGATCAGCGCCTGGCGGCAGAGCGCCAACGAAGCGCCGCTGCAAATTGCGTCGGGCATCACGATCCTCCTCGGCACGACGCCCCCCGGCCTGTTGCATCCGGCCCGGTATGAGAGCGTGGAGCTCTATGTCAAGGTCCACGCCAGCGCCGGCAGTGTGCGGATCCGCATCAATGGCCACGAGGTCTTGACGCTGACCGGGATTGGGACCAAGAACCCGACGGCGGGCAGCACGTGGTCGGGCTGGTCTGTCGGACAAGAAGTGAGTTACGGCACCCTCTACGTGGACGACCTCGTGCTCTATGACGACTTCGATAATGGCGATGGCGTCACCGACTTTGTCGGCGATCTGACTGCCGAGTGTCTGCTCGTCACCGGCGTCGGCGTCTCGTCGCAGTGGACCCGCAATACCGGCGCGACGAATGTGAGCTGCGTCGATGAGACGCCCCCCGACGACGACACGACGTACGTGGAGGATGGCACCATCGGCCACGTCGATACCTACACGCTGCCGCCGTTGACGCGCATCACCGACGGCATCCGCGCCGTGCAAGTCGTGCTGACGGCAAAGAACAGCGGGGCCGGCACGCGCGCGCTCGCCGGGGTCGTGCGCCGCAGCGGCACGAATTACCTGGGCGCGACGGCGTATCTCGGGACCAGCTACGCGGCGGCGACCGCGGCGTTTACGACCGACCCGGCCGGCGGGGCCTGGAGTGCCGGCGCGATTGCCAGCAGTGAAGTTGGGGCACAGGTGACTGTCTAATGGGCACGGCACAAGCGTCGGACTATCTCGAGAATCTCATCATCGATCACCTGTTTCGCACGCGGACGTGGGCGAAGCCGACCGCGCTCTATGTCGCGCTGTTCACGGCCGCGCCGAGCGATAGCGGCGGCGGCACGGAAGTGAGCGGCGGCAGCTACGCGCGCGTCGCGCTTCCGCCCCTGGATACAAACTGGGCGGCGACGCAAGGCGGCACGAGCGGCAACTCGTCCGGCACCGGCGGGCAGACGAGTAACGCAGTCGCGATCACGTTTCCCGCGCCGACGGCGAACTGGGGCACGGTGACGCACTACGGGCTCTTCGATGCGTCCAGCGGCGGCAATCTCTGGATCTGGGACGTCCTGACGACGCCGCAGGCCATCACCAGCGGCGGGGCGGCGGCCTCCTTCGCGGCCGGCGCGCTGCAGATCACGGTGGGCTGACCGATGGCGCTCTTGTTCATGGAATCTTTCGACCACTACGCGACGGCGGACCTGGCGACGAAGTGGTCGGGCACGACGGTGGCGAACGCCACCGTCCCGACCATTGGGGCCTTCGGCCGGCGGGCGTCGAATGGGTGTCGGTTCACCGGGCCCTTCGAAGATCCCGCCGTCAAGTCGTACCTGACCAAAGCGGTGACGCCGTCGAGCGGCTTCGTTGTGGGCTTTTCGATCAAAGTGTCGGCGGCGCCGACGGGCTCGTTCGGGTGTGCCATCGTGGCGATGCTCGACGGGGCCACGGCGCAACTGGCCGTGCGCCTGCGCACGGACATGACACTGGCCCTGCTGCGTGGCAGCACGACGCTCGCCACCTCCACGACCACGCTGGCGGCGGGCGTCGAGGCCTACATCGAATTCAGCGGCCTCATTCATTCGTCGGCGGGCGCGGCGACGGTGCGTATCAACAGCGTCTCGGCGGCGACCTTCAGCGGCAACACCCAGAACAGCGGGTCCGCGACTTGGTCGACGCTCGCGCTCGGCATGAACGCGGGGAGCGTCGGTAACGGGCAAGGCGCCAATTACGACGTCGATGACGTCTACCTGCTGGATCAATCGGGTTCCGCGCCCTGGAACACCTTCCTCGGCGACTGCCGCGTTGATGCCCGCTATCCGACCGCCGCGGGCGCGACCACCGGCTGGACGCCCAGCACCGGCGCGAACTGGGCGGCGGTCGACGACGCCGCGCCCAACGGCGACACCGACTACGTGAGCACCGTGACCGTCCCCGCGACCGACACCTATGTCACGCAGGATGCGCCGGTCACGGGCGCGACGATCTACGGTGTGCAGCACTGCCTCAGCATGAAGAAGTTGGACGCGGGCGCCTGCACGATCGCGCCGGTCATCCGTCACAGTGGCGTCGACTACCCGGGCGCCAACCTCAGCCCCGGCACCGCGTACGCCTACGGCCTGCAGATCGCCTCGCTCAACCCGGGCACGGGCGCGGCGTGGACCGAGGCGGGCTTCAACGCCGCGGAATTCGGCATGAAACGGACGGCATAGAGCATGGCGCTGCTGGATCAGTACAAGAATCTGGCTCTGGCGACAATCGCCACGGCGCCCTCGCCCGCGACCAGCGGGACGTCGCTCGTGGTGACCGCGGGCCAGGCCGCCTATCTGCCGGCGCCGCCCTTCAACGCGACCGTCTTCGACGCGAAGCTGTTGCCGACGCCGGGCAACGCCGAGATCGTGCGCGTTACCGCGGTCGCCGGCGACACCTTGACGATCGTCCGCGCGCAGGAAGGGTCGACCGCGCGCACGATCGTCGCCGGGGACAACCTGGCGGCGACCTTTACGGTGAAGTTCGTTGCCGACGTCACCGACGCGCAGAACCTCACCGGCACCATTGCCGATGCCCGCCTCTCCGCGACGGTGGCGCGGACGAACGCGGCGAATACGTTCACGCAGAACCAGCAGATCAACAAGGCCACGCCGGTCCTTGATTTATACGACACGCTGCAACCGGTGGATGCGCGCCGGTTTCGCCTCTACAACGATGCACAGCACATCACCGTGGAGGCCACTGCGGATGCCGGGGCGTCACAAGGGGTTCCGCTCCAGTTGTTTCGCGACGGCAGGGTGGGCGTGGGCACGGACCTCTACGAGAAGGGCCGCGCCACCGCGCTCGGGCATTGGATCGACGTGCCGTTCAACGCCTCGAATTTTTACTGTTATGGAGGGACATGGACGGTGACCTCGGGGCAGGTCTCGCTAAATCGCTATACCCTGGTCGGCCGCACCCTACTTTGGACGGTGGCCGTGATCGGGAGCAGTGTCGCTGCGCTCGATCGCGCCTTGATTAGCTTGCCCACTGGCGTCGCGAAAGGGTATGGGGGCGCAGGCACCTGCGTCGTGCGATACGGGACCGGGGCCTATGCGACCGTGCCGATGTGGGTGGACCCGTTCGGGAATCGTCTCCTGATCACGGCCCAGGGAGGGCCGACCGGGACATTCGATGTGTATCTCACTGTGTCGTGCGAAGTGAATTGAGGATCGAAGGAGACCCGATGGCAGTCAACACGTCAACCGCCCAGATGGCACTCACCCGCGACACCGGCCCCGGCGGCTTCATGGAGCGGGTCACCGCGATCATCGCCTACACCGCCAACGGCGTCCTCGGCGAGAGCGCCGGCACGCCCTACCACCAGGGCCGCGCCTACTACGCGCAGCGGGTGATGCAGAACCCGCAGCAGGCCGCGACGCAGGGCGGCCCGCTCATCGTCATGGGCGTGAACATCGTCAACGCGACGACCTACGACGAGCTGACGCAGACCTCGACCTGCACGGCGAGCGACCTCGAGATCCAGTCGCAGATCATGACCGACTGGAACGGGTTGGCCGGTCTCGACACGCCCGCCGCGTAACCCCGCGCCCCGACCCGGAGGCCCTGCACACACAATGCCCGGATTACCTGGCGGCGCCTATCCCGGGCAAGTCCTGTTCCCGGTCCTCGAGACGACGTCCAGCACGGACGTGCACGTCACGCAGGTCGTCACCGAGCTGCTCAGTCTGCCGACGCCCGTCGTGCGTCTCACGCAGAGCGTCGTCGAGATCCTCGGCACGACCACCGCGTCCATCGTGCCGCTCGCGGCCAGCTCCTCGCTGACCGTCTCGACGACCGCCGCGCTCACGCTGGCGCTCCCGCTTGCGGCCGTGTCGTCATTCCGTCTCGGCACGACGGCCACGCTGAGTCTGGCCGTCACGCCGCTCGCCGCGGCCTCATCCGTGCGTCTCAGCACCAGCGCGACGCTGATCCTGCTCGGGCCGCTGCGCGTGACCCAGACGGCCGCGGAAGTCTTCGGCACGAGTACGCCGCGCGCGCGCGTCACGCAGACGGCGCGCGAGGTGTTCGGCACGAGTACGCCCCTGGCGCGCGTGACGCAGGTCGTCCTCGAGGTGTTCGGCCCGCCGCCCGAAATCCGGTTCACGCGCGATCCGGCGATTGGCCTGACCTGGGTCGAATTCACCGACGCCGCCGGGACGACGCACGTCTGGTCCGACGTCGCGCTGCCGGATCCGATCAACTACTACTTCGGCTTCAAGGACAACCGCGTCACCCGCTGGGGCACGGTGCGCCGGTCGCTCTCGGATGATGCGGGGCAGTATGTCGGCAGCGAGCTCGCCTGGACGGTGAGCGACGCCGATCGCGCCGTGCGTGCGCTGCTGGCCGATCCCGCGACGCGGGCGTTTGCGAACCGGCCGTGCGTCGTGCGCATGATTCCCGACCCCGGCCGCCGCGCCCTCGAGCGGCCGCGCGATGTCTACTTCGGCGTCGTGCGCGACTATCAGCCCTCGAGCCCGTTGACCGTCGACTTCACGGCGCGCGACTACTTCGACGCGCTGTTCAATCCGACCGGCGATCAATTGTTCCCGCGGCGGGTCGTGACGACGGCGGACTTTCCCCTGGCGACGGGATCGTTCACGGTCGGCGCGAATCCCTTCACCGACCCACCGACGCCAGGCACCGAGGTCGCCATCGGCGCGATCCATTTGCCGGTGCCCATCATCTACGGTCGCATCACCGATCAATTTCTGGTCGACGGCGAGGACCAGGGCGACGGCCAGTGTCCCGCGGTCCTGGTCGGCGTCGAGACGCTCGGCGACGGCCGCGAGTACTACCAGTGGCTCGTCGCGGGCCACGCCTGCCAGGGCATCGACGAGCTCTACGTGAACAACGATCCGCAACACCTCGCCACCGACCCGGCGATCGGCGGCTCGGGCGGGCTCTGGAAAGTGCCCGGCTACGCGGGCTGGACGGACGAATTCCCGGCCCCGTACCGCGACATCAACGGGCATCGCTACACGCTGGTGTATGGCCGGCGCGGGCCCGAGACCACGATCAGCGCCAGCGCGATCGGCGATCCGGCGGTGATCACCGTGGCCGACACGAGTCTCTTCGTCGACGGCGCCGACACGATCGTCGCCGACCACCAGGGCGCGACGCCCTCGCTCGACGGCGTCTATCCGATCACGATCCTCGATGCGACGCATGTGTCGGTGCCGGTGGCGCTCACGGCCGCGGGCACCGGCGGCGTCCTGCGCCAGGTCTTTGGGCCGGACATCGCCGCCGGCGCGGCCGAGCCGCGCGGCCAGTCGGTGCCCTTCGCGCTCGACGTGCGCGGCATTGAAACGGCCGGCGACGGGACCGGCACGCTCATCGTCGACGGCCCGCTGCAATACCTGCACGCGCTGCTGAATTGGATCATCGGGGACTATCAGACCGGCGCCTGGACGAGCGACCCGCCGATCTTCCCCGACGCCTCGCGCCTGCCGATGGTCGACGTCTCGAGCTTTGTGCGCGCGAACGCGGTCGCGCACGCGCGCGTCGACGGCGGCTATCGCGGCGACTTCGTGCTCGGCGCCACGGCCGTCGGCCCCGGCCGGAACCGCCAGGGCGGTACCCGGATCACCGCGCGCGAGCTCCTGCAACGGTTCAATGCCTCCTTCGATGTGAGCGTCGGTTTCAATCGGCACAGCCAGTTCATGGTCGCGATGCTCGACGACTCGCCGGCCGGACTCGTCGCGCAGGCCACCGCGCCGCTCTTTGTCGACATGACCGACGTCGTGAAGGACTCGCTCACGATCACCGACGACGTCGCGCGGCTCTACAACCGCATCCCCTGGCGCGATACCGAGGATTACTTCGGGCGCATGTCGGGCGCTGATGCGCAGCCCTTCACGCAGGACCTCAACGACACGAACTGGCGCTCGCTGAATTCGGGCGTCTCGTACACCGATGACGCGGCATCGATCGGCGACTACAGTACGAACCCCGCGATCCTCACACCGATGGTCGCGCCGACGCGCCTGCTGTATCTGGTCCGCAGCAAGGCGCGGGACACCGATAGCGACATCTACCTGCAGGGCACGGCGACGCGCGAGGACGTGATTGCGCGCTACCTGGCGCGGCACCGCGATCCGCCGCGCACCGCGCGCTTCACGATCGGTCTGCTCGGGTTCAATCTGGATCTCGGCGATGTCGTGCGACTCACGCATTTCGCCGGCGTCGGCGCCAACGGCTGGGTCGAGCGCCGGCTGCGCATCCTGGCGCACGATGCGGACCTGCGCCAGCAGCTCGTCACCCTGACCGCCGAAGACCTCGGCACCGGAGCGGAGTAATCACATGGGCGTCGATCTCGAATACACCTATCCGAGCGAGGAAGTGCGGCCGACCTGGACGTTGACCAACGGCGTCCCGGCCGACGGCTATGTCCCGACGATGCTGACCGACGACAATCCGGCCGCGCCGTACAAGGTCGACTCGACCTATCTGCGGCTCGTCGGCGATGCGGGCACGAGCACGCCCGTCGCGCTTGCCGTGATCGTGCATCCGAACTTCGATGCGGGCCTCGGCGGGATCCTGCTGCAGGGCAGCGACGTCCCGGGGGACTTCAGCACGGGCGCACCCTTCAGCGCGCCCTTCTCGACGCCGCAGTGGCTCACCGACGATTTCCCCGCGAACCTCGTGTGCGACCTGCGGCCGCTCGGGTCCCCGGCCTATCGTTACTGGTCGCTCGTCATGGGTGACGGCACCGGCCTGGTCGACGCCAACAGCGTGCCGATCGCGATCGGCGAACTCAAACTGTATACGGCCGTCCACGCCCTTGAGGGCTCGCTCGTGCTCGACCTCCAGGCGACGGAGCAGGAGGCCTACCCGATCATCGATCACGTCACCGAGGGCGACGTCACGCTGGTGTACCCGCTCGGGACCAAGCGCCGGTACCTGCGCGGCGGCATTCTGCAGGCCGGCGCCGCGGCCGTCCAGATGCAGCAGTGGTATCGCGCGGCGCGGGGGCGCTCGGCGCCGTTCCTCGTCCTGGTCACGACCGCCGAGGGCAGCGAGGTCGACGAGCCGTGGTTGTGTCGCTTCGAGCAGACGGGCCTCGATCGGGAATTCACCTACGGCAGCGCGCTGAGCACGTTTCGCCTGCAGCTCGAGGAAGTCTCGCGCGGCTTGCGGCCGACGCCGCTGCCGCTGGATCGGACATGAGGCCTGGCGCGGTGGCGCGCCTGGTCGGCGTCGTGCTCGTGGCGACCAGTGGCGGCGCGTGTCTCGGCGTGCGTCACCTCGACGTCGGGATCCGCGAGCTGCGCGAGATCGTGCGCCGGCAGGATTGCCGCGACGGGGCGCCCGCGCGCGTGCTCATCGACCCGCGGTGTGGCGACGGGATCTGTGGTGTGACCTGTGCCCCGGATCGGTGGTGGCCGAAACCATGAAAGGATCGAACCATGTTGACGCTGGCGCTCGTCCTCGTCCTCGCGGCGTTCGTGCTCACCTTGGGGGCGGCTCTCAACCCGCCGCGCGTTCCCTTATGGGTCGCCGTGTTGTTGCTCGTGATCGCGCAACTGTTACGGATCCTTCCGGCGTGAGCGGGTTCATTCGCTACGCGCAATTGCTCGTTTGGCGTTTGAAATCGGTCGGTAGAATTTCTACAGGCCGGTAGAAAAACCGCGCGTCAAGATACGCTCCATGACGCGCGGGGGTGGGCGGCGGGGGCTGGGTTCGCCCGGTCGCGGTAATTCTGCCGCGCGGCGAGATGTTGTCCTCGCCGCCGATCCACCAGGAGACCGACCATGAACCTGATCGAACTACTCATCGTGATCGTGCTCATCGGCTGGCTGGTCGGCGCGTTCGTGTTCCCGGTCGGCGGCTCGCTGATTCACGCGCTGCTGGTGGTCGTGCTCGTGCTGGTGGTCGTGCGGTTACTGCAAGGCCGGTCCGTGATCTGAACCCGGCGCGCGGCGACGATAGAGGATGGCGGCCAGCACGCACCCGAACGCCACGGCGAGCCACACGAGGAGGGCCCCGGCGCCTCACTGGATCATTTCCAACGTGTGTGTACTGCGAGGTCGACTACGCAGTGCTCGCCGCGCAGCGTGGCCGTGATGCCCACGCGCTCGACCATCATGAGCGCCGGCACCCATCGCGATCCCTTGCCGTTCTGAAACTCCGTGAGGGCGAATGTGGTCTCCCCGAGGGCGACGTCGCGTTGGAGAGTGTGCACGTCAACGGGTCCTTTGTGGGGGCCGCTCGTGGTTCGTCCGTAGAGGTTGATCTGGGCGTCGTCCCATGAGGCGGTGTCGGTGTTGTTGATCGCGAGCGCGTTATCTGCGGTTACCGACGCCTCTCCGGACAATTGGCATTTCCCCCTGACGTGTCGGTTTAAGAGGCTCGGGTTCGACCGTACTTCAGAGACCGTGCCGATGACCGCGAGGACGATGATCAACAGGACTCCGCCGCCGACGAGCAACGCGAACATCCGAAATAGTCCGCGCGATTTTGCGCGGACGGTGACGGTGGCGGCGTTTGCGCCCTGCAATTCGCGGCCGCAATGTTTGCAGACGATCGCCGCGTCTTGGATCTCTTCCGCGCAGTAGGGACATTTTTTCACGATAGACAATCCCTGATTGGAGAAGGGACTTCGCTCGGAGGCGCTGTTACAACGTCCGCGAACTGGTCGATGAGCAACGCAATGAAGTCTGAGCGCGTGAGGCCCAGCCGGGTCATGTTCCGCGTCACGGCTGCGTGATGTGGCTGCGTCAGTTTGATCGAGATGGGCACATTCAGCTTACCCCGGAATAGCGACGCCGGCCCGGTAGGGCCGCTCGGTGCACCCTCCGCTGCTTTCCAACACCACCGGTGGCAGTACAGCGCGCGCCAGGCGGCCGGCGCCTGCGGGCGCGACTCCGGCACCGGCGGCGGCATCGGCCCGCCGCACTTGGCGCAGCGTCGATCATCCACCGCGACGGTCGGTGCTTTGTCGCGTGCGATCTGATCGGGACCGTGCACGTAGCGGTGCCGGTACGCTGGCAGCGCCGCGACCGCGACGGGCGGGACCGGCCAGACCTTCTTAGGTCGGCCCGCGCCTGGGCGAGTGCCGCCGCCGCCCGTCATGCCTTTGATGCCTGCCATTAACTGCCTTTCCATTTTGATTTCTCAGAGAAATCAAAATCAGCGTAACCCTAACGTAACCAGAGACCCCAAAATAGCATGGAAACGTGTGGATTAGCATGGACTGTTGGTGAATGAGAGAAACGCCAAATACGGCCTGTTTCTGGCTGTATTCATTGCGTTTGTTGGGGTTTTGCGGAGGGGAGATCGTGGAGCGGGCTACGGGGATCGAACCCGTAGGAATCATCAGATTTACTTAATAAAACCGCTACTCTCGCCTGGCTACGTAACCGTGGCGTAACCCAACTCACCGGCCCTGGCGCTTGCGGCCGAACGTGGGTTCGTAGACTGGATCGCCGCACAGATGGCGATAGACCTTGACGCCCGAATAGCGTTTCGATCCGATCGCCGGCTTCAATAAAAAAATGTCCCACGCGCCCGCTTTCGCGAGGTTGTGAAACTGCGCGTGCTTGACGCGGAAGATCGCCGCGAGCTCCTTACCGCTCAGCGGCTCGCCGGATTGCGCCCGATCGATCGCGACATGGGTTTCGTCGTCGCGGAGATCGATCGCGGAGATCGGATCGAACGCGCGGACCGGCGTCTCAGACGTGGGAGGCACTATTGGTGTTGCCGTGCTCGTCCTCGACGTCCGGTACCAGCGGCGGATCGACCACACGCACGCGGCCGCGAGGGCCATCGCGACGACGTCTTTGCCGGCTCCGTTGGTTTTCATCGGCGCGCCTTCCGGCCCACGAGGGC